AACTAATTTTCTATTATTCTTTGAATACCTTTTTAAATCGTGATAATTTGCTGTACTAGCCTCCACCTAGTTACTGAAAAAGCATAGCTCAAGGTTATAAATTCCCCCTTAACCTTGGGCTATTTCTCTTTATAAATCACACGTCAATCCACCTTGACAAAATATCCTTGACAAATCTACACAAATTGTATATGGTACGGTCATAATATGAACATTAACAAAAAAAAGCTTTAACGTGGACCATAAATGCAATTACTTGAACGAACATTCGAACAAGATATTTATCTTGATGAAGAAAGGATTGACTGGCAATTGCTTTCTGTGTTTACGCAAGCTTTAGAAGATGATTAATATTATAAAAGGGGTTTGATATGGCACATAACTTAAATGATCGTCAACTTAAGTTTTGCCAGAACTATCTTAAAGATCCTAATGGTACTCATTCAGCAATTAAAGCTGGATATTCAAAAAAAACAGCAGAAGTAACAGCTAGTAAATTGCTAAGAAATGTTAAGATCAAAGCATACCTTGATAAACACAGAGCTAAAGCAGAAGAAAAAGCACAAATTTCTGCTGAATATGTTGCTGATTGTTTAAAAGAAGTAATGGAAAGATGTTTGCAAAAAGTTCCTGTTCAAGAATATGATAAAACAACTGGAATGATGGTTGACACTGGGGAATGGAAATTTGAAGGTCATAACGTTATTTCAGCAGCAAAAGCCTTACAAGATCAATTTGGATATAAATCAATTGAGAAGAAAGAGGTTGATATCAACGTAACTGTTTTTACTGGTGTACCTGAAATCAAAAGAGATAAGAAATGACAAAAATATTAAATCCTTATTTACCTACTCCAAGACAATCACAAGCTCACGAAATTGACCGTAGGCATATATTATTCGGAGGTGCAATGGGTGGAGGTAAATCTGCTTGGATAGCTGGTCATATAATAGATAGAATGATTAGATTTCCAGGTAATAGGGGATATGTTGGACGTAAAAACTATTCTGACTTTTCAATATCTACTTACATTTCAATTATGAAGTTCTTACAACCTTACATTCAAGAGGGATTAGTTACAGAGAATAAAGGTAAGAAATGTTTTAGCTTTTGGAATAGTTCACAATTATTTTATGGTGCAATCGAACCAGATCAGGGCGAAGATAAAAAGAATCCGTTATTTTCTGCGGAATTTGGAATAATAGCAATCGATGAAGCTTGGGAAGTATCAGAGAATCAATTTAAAAAGCTTGCAACACGTTTAAGACACACTTTACCTGATAGTTCTACTAAATGGTATTCTAAAAATAAAATGGGTAAGAAATGCCCACAGTATCAGATTGTAATGAGTACAAACCCTGCTCAAAACTGGTTGAAACAAAGATTTATATTAAACCCTGACCCTGAACATGATGCTTTTGTTCAGTCTCTACCTTGTGAGAATCCATACAATCCCGATGACTATGAGGACCAGATACGATCCGTTTTTCGTGGTGATGAAAAGTTTACAAAAGCATATTTGGAAGGTTCTTGGGATTGTGTAGGGTCAATTGATGATTTATTTCTAATGAATGATATTTCTAATGCGTTCTATCGTGATCCTGTTACTGGTAGAGTAATAAATCCTTGTATCAGGCATTACGAGCATAGAGGAATATCGATTGACCCGGCTTACTTTGGTGATGATAAGACTGTCATGTATGGTTGGGAAAATGACCTTGCAAAACGTTGTTTAAGCTATGGGAAACAAGACCCGATGTATACTGTTGGTCAAGCATTAAGCTTAGAATCAGAAATGAAGGCGACCTGCGTTTTTGGCGTTGATGACACTGGAGGATATGGTTCTGGTGTTGTTTCAGCTTTAAAACAACACTACAAAGAAGGTTATGAGGAGCATAAAAGGGTTGTTCCAGTTGTTTTCTCACAAAGAGAAGGTATTGAGGAATGTTTTTATAATATGAGAGCAAAACTCTACTGGGAAGCTGCGGAAGAAGTTAAAGCTAGAAGATGCCCAATTCCTGAATTAGATATAGAATTACATGGCGAATTATGTGCAATTAAGTACCAAAGAAAAGGCGGAAAAATCTTCATTGAAGACAAAGACGCTATTAAAAAGAGGCTTGGCAAAAGTCCAGATCGTGCAGATGCTTGGGTAATTGGTCGTTATATTATGAGAATGCAATCAAGCGGATTAATTTCAATTCCACAATATTGGGTTGATCAAAAACCAGTATGGCAACAAATTCGAGAAGAAAAACACAGAGAAAGAGAATATCAGGACCAAGAACAAGATTTATTTATAGCTTAAAGGAATTGTAATGGATAATACTATAGAGTTAAAGAGTCAAAAAGAAAAAGAAAGCGTTCAGGTTAATAAAGAGTCTAAGAATCCTGATCGTTTAGATACACAAGCAGAAGTTAAAAAGCCTAAAACGCAAACAATGAATGAATTTCTTTCAGAGCTTAAGACACAAGTTGAAACTATTGACACCTCAAGAGATATGTGGAAGAAACGAAACTTGCACTTCTACAAGAGAAGACAAGGTTTAAGACCTGCAAAAACAACTCCTTGGCGAAATTGTTCTAATGACACAATGATGACCGAAGACAAAACCATTAAGAAAATGAATCCAGCTTTCTTTAATATGATCTTTTCTAACAAGAGAATTGCTGATTTTGTTCCAGATCCAGAAACTCCTAGAACTGACCAAACTGACGACCAAGCAGAAATAAATAGCTATATATTTGATCATATTGTTAGAAACAAGATTGAAGATGCTAAGCGTAAAATGATGTTGATGATAGATAGAAAGCATCAAGATGGTAAAGTTTTCATCAAAGTAACGTATGATTACAGAGTTGAGAAAAGGGAATACACACTAAACCTTGAGACATTAACAGAAGAAGAAAAACTTGGATTAAATAATTTACCAGGTAAAGACAGCCCTGAATATTCCTCGGTGTTTATATCGTATATCCTTGCATTATTGGGTTTACGTGGAATTGAGCTTGATATGACTAAAGAAAGCATTAGAGATCAATTAAAACAAGCTTTCATGGATTATGAAGACGGTGCTTTAGAATGTAATTTTAAGTATGATGTTATTGCTCCACACGCTCCAAAATGGACAGTTGTTAAAGCTCGTGACTTGATTGTTCACGGTTCATTTAATAATATACAAGATGCAACTATGATAACTCATAAAATGAAGTGGACACCTAATGACTTACGTAAAGCAATTCAAGACGGAGTAATTAAAAAGACTACAGGTGAAGCTATCTTGAACATGAAAAGTAATAGTTCAAGTACTGATAGTATTCAAGACGAATATGACGAAGCTAAGACACAAGCAACTGGAGATAGAAATAAAGATAACGAACAAGATCTTATCAATATTTGGGAGACTTCCTTATATGCTTATCCTGATAAATCTGGAATCTTACAGAAATGTGTGTTGACTTATTGCCCTGAATACTTAGAAGATAACCTCAAGTTTATAACTTTACCTTACTTAGATGGTTTTTGGCCATATGCTGAATTTGTAGAAGAAGAAACGGACGAAGGTTTTCTTTCTTCTCGTAGTATTCCGCACAAGATCAATTACTTTAGTTCTGGAATTGACAAGAAACACAATCAAAGAAATGATGCAGTAGAATTGTCTGTTAATCCGATGATGAAATATGTAGAAGGTCAAGTTCAGACTGGAAGAATAACATATATTCCTGGAACTAGTATTGCTTGTAAACGTTCTTTAGCTGATTTAGATGTAATGGCTTTGAATCCAGGTCCAACCAATGAGTTATTAAGAGAACAACAGATATTACAATTCCAAGTTGAAGACTATATCGCAGTTCCTGACTTTACTTTAACCGATCCTAATTCAAGCGGTGCTCAAGCTCGTACGGCAAGCGAAGTTATGCTCAAATCACAAGATAGAAAGTCCATATTTAGGGTTGATCTGGAGCTATTTACAGAAAGATTGAAGTTTCTTTATACTCTCACTTGGTCAAGGCATTTGCAGTATGGTAAAGCGGATATTACTTTAAATGTTGCAAAAGAAGAAGAAACAGGAACAAAGGAAATTGTTTGGGATAGATCAATCGGTCGTATGAAGATGCATATAATACCGAGTGGAAGCTTTGAGAATACAAATATTCAGGAAAAGAGATCAACAGCCGAGGCAATGCTTAAGCTTTCTGAAAGTCCTGTATTTGGTCCAATGATTAAGTCTTTTAACGTTCTCCAAGATCTTATTGCTTCTTTCGATAAGAGCAAACTCACAAGATGGATGTATAATCGTAAAGAATGGGAACAGCAAATGCAACAAATGAAAGCAGATCAAGAGGCAAAAGAAAAGAAAGATAAGATTACAATGGTACAATTAAAAGCTGCCGAAGATGAAAGCAAGAAAGATTTAGAAGTAACTAAGATTAAAGAGAAAGGTAAAGTTGACCTAGCTCTTAAATTAGCTGATAGCAAGTTGAATAAAAAAGAGGAGAAAGAAGCCCGTGACGATAAAAAAAAGACCTAGTGTAATATCTATTAAAAAGTATGATCATGATCAACAGGTATTACAAGAAAGAATAGGACAACAGCAGAAAAATTATTTAAGAGCATTAAGAAAAATAGAGGAATTAGAAAAAATAATTGAATCTAGTAAAAATATTAAAGAGTTAGGTTCTTTGCCAGAAATAGCTATAAAAGCTTTAGAGTATTACGGAAGTAAAGACAATTACAGACTTATCAAATCATTTACACATTATTACAGAATTATTCGTGAAGGTGGAAAACTAGCAAGAGAGGCTTTAGATGCTATCAGTAATAAATAACTACTATGATTCAAAAGAAATAGATGAACAAACATCTAGACGAATGGCGATATTTGCTAGAGAAATAAAAGTAACTAATGAATACGCTTTATTTAAGAAGATAATTACCGCTAATATTAATAATACGCTTGATTATGTAAACGGCTATCCAGTTACAGCCGAACAAAGTCACGCTTTACTACATAAAATAGCTGGTATGAGGTCAGTTTTAACGGAAATAGATTTAATAATAACTAAAGATAAACTTCTTGATGAACCGCAAGAAGAAGAAATTGAAAACGATTTAATTTTAACAGATAGTACAGATAACGCATTAATATAGCTTTAATTAATTTAAATAGTCCCTCAAGACTTAAAAAACTTGTGTATTTAGTCCCCAAAGACTTGAAAAAAGGTGGTTTAAAGCTGTATAGGTCCCAGTAAGACCATAAACTAAAAGGAGAAATGATATGTTAACCGCAGAAAATCAGAAAACAGAAGAGTTAAGACAATTGAAAGAGAAAATTGCAAATCGACAACAAGGTATTGAGCCTGAAATTGTTAATGATGAGACAGTAAACCCAGAGATTGAAACAAATCCTGAAACTGAAACTGAATTGACAAAAGAACAAAAAGCCATTCAGAAGATGCAAAAACGTATTGATGAAGAGGTTAGAAAGCGAAAAGAACTTGAAGAAAAGATTGCAAAACAAACTCCACAAGAAAAAGACGATGTTGAAACTCTTTTGGAAGAGATTAAATCTGAAGGTTTAAAATATCAAGCAGAGAAAAAAGATTTAAAGAAGAAATGGAGAGCAGCCGTCCAAGATGGTGACGATGATTTAGCGGATAAACTTGAAGATAAAATAGAAGAAGTTGACGCTATTTTACGACAAGTTGAGAAAGACTTTGAAAAAACAGTAGATAAAAAGAAAACTAAAGAGATTAGCAAGAAAGATGAAGAGAATGTTACCGCATGGAAAAACTCTTTTACTAAAGCTACTCAAAAGTTTTCAAAATATTTATTGGATGCAGAAGGAAATCTCAATCAAAAATCAGAGTTAATGCAAAAAACATGGGAATTACTTAGTAAAGATGCAAAAAAAGCAAAATTTATTAAGGGATTACACGAAAATGTTAATCCAGAGTATGATAATGCAAATGGGATTTATATCGCAATGCATGATGCTTTAGATCTTATCAGAGAGAGTAAAACAACTAAACCTAAACAGAAAACTAAAACAAACTCTATCGAGAAAGATTTTAATGATCAAATGTTTAGCACTGACAGACAAGTTTCAATAGGTGACAGTTCGGGTGATGCTAAGTTTAAAAAAGAACTAGCAGAAGCTAAACAACAAGCCTTGAAGCATGGAATGAACAGTCAAGCGGGAATAGCATACTATAAGATGCTTAGATCTGGATATAAGTCTTTTTCAGATAAGGGACAATAGAAGGAGTATATATCATGGCTTTTGCAAATGATATAATTTTAACATATGATGATAATGGAATGATTGACGATGTCATGGAGTTCATTATTGGTTTAACACCAACAAAAACACCTTTATTCTCTGGTTTGCCAAAAGAGAAAGCAGAAGGTATTGAACATTACTGGCAAGAACAAACATTAACAGTAGCACAACATAATGCTGTAGTGGAAGGGACAACTTTTGGAAGTCCTACCCATCAACAGCCTGTTAGACCTCAAAATACTTGTCAGATTTTCGAGAAGGTGCATGATGTTTCTAGTTCTGACCAATGGGTTAAGAAATATGGTATTACAGACCAGTTCTTAAAACAAGAACGTGAGAACATGGAAAAGATTGCTACTGACATTGAAAACGCAATCTTAAATGGTTCTAGATCAACTGGTAACGCTACTGTTGCTCGAAGAATGGGTGGATTAATGAACTTCTTATCAGCTAACACAACTACTGTGGTTTCTGGTACTAAGTTAACAGAATCTTTCTTTAATGATCTTTTACAGAACATTTGGGACGATGGCGGTGAACCTGATGAAGTTTACACTAACTCATTTTTGAAAAGAGTTATTTCAGACTTTACAGGCGGAAATACAATCAATGCAAATGCAGAAAATCAAAGAGTTGTTAACAAAGTAACTTATTATGAATCTGACTTTGGAGTACAACAGATATTTATTCATAGATATATGTTAAATACTTCAAATTCTAACTCTGCTGTATTGATTCTTGATAGAATGAAAAACTATATTGCAGTCGGTGAGCCTGTTCATCCTCTATCTGACACAGAGGTTGGCCAAACCCACCATGGTAAAAAAGGAGTAATTAGAGGTGAGTTAACGCTTGCACCTAAAGCTCAATTGCACCAAGGTTGGGCGAAAGGGTTTTACCACTCTTTTAACTAACCCCCAACAAGCTTATTAAGTGGCTACGCTATTTTCCTCTGGCGTAGTCACTAGTAAGTGATTAAAAAGGAAGCCTAAAAATGAGTACAACATTACAAAGCGAAATAGACATTGTCGTTGCAGAATGGGAAGCAAAAATTTATTCCCAAAAAAACAGACAGATTAAAACAAGAATTCCAGATGATATTGCTGTGATAATTAGAAGATATCACGAATATGATACTGGATATCGTAAATTAGTCGGTGCATTTCCTATATTCTACAAAGACACAATAGAAGATATCCTCAAGAAATATTGTTATACTTTTCGTGATGAAGCTTATGAATTTGTAGAAGATATGAAACTGCAAAGCAATAACTTACATAACAATACAGGAATGAGCAAAGGAAAGCAATTTAGGCTTGCTATGGAGTTACCTAACAATCTTAATGCAATACTAAGTATGTACTCACAAAAGATCTTAAAAGCCCCTTTCCCTTCTGAATGGTGGTATAAGAAAATTAAAGAAGCAATGCCAATTTGCTTTGTTGGAAGTATGTAATGAATTGTTTCATAGGAGTACATTTTAGTAAAAGTATTTGTCAAACTAAAGGTATGGGAATAAATATATTGTGTGGTGATTTCTACGATCTTTGTGGCTCTGGAATAGAGATAACAATTTTTTTATGGAATCCGATTACTTTTAGGTGGTTTAAGAGTAGTTGCAGTAAAATGATTGATGGTGAAAAAGCAAAATATCAGTTTAAATTTATTTACAAATAATAAGGA